TTACTCTCATATTCATCCCCAATGCCTCAATACACCTGCTATAATAAAGAAACAGGTAATCCAGTTGACGAAGTTGAAGTATCATACGAATGTATAATCCGTGTCGTGCCTGTCTCATTGTGAGAATAGGAACTTTCGGTTCGTCCTCGTCTGTTCTACCAATGTAGTAGTCTAATGCTCGTGCTACTACCTTTTCCCATGTGCGATATTCAATCATCGGAACGCAATCAGTCCAATAACTAAAAAGATTACAACAAATACTAATCCTTGTTTCATACTTTCATCTTCATTACATATACTCCACGTTTGCCATACATTCTGTTAGACACGCAACCATATTCAGTTCATGGTCAGCCACAAACGCATTCTTGTATTGATAATCAGCAAGAATGAGAATGAGTTGNGGAATGCTTTCAGGTTTGACATTACCTTCCATCGTATCATAAACACCTCGGAAGATTGCGGCTGGTTCGGTGTCAACATTATTGACAACCCACTGACGCATCTTCTTGAAGTCTTTTTCTTTGAGATGTTTGTAAAGGTCAGAATACTGACTGTTATCACTGACGATAATGTCAGTATTGATACCACCACCGATTGAACCTCTCTGTGATTCATTCAGAATACGTCTCCAATCAGGAGCATGTTTGGTGATAAGATTCGCAATCACTTCTTTATTGTAAGTGATNTTNTCNTNNTNNAGAATAGTCCNNTANACGNNTCATAAATTGACCCACANAGGGTNNCCATACCCTTTTTGGTAGTGTTGAACTCATAAACTCCACAACGACTGTGGAGAGGTTCTATGACCTTATTCTTGAAGTTACAGGTNAGAATAAACCGACAGTTCGTTGAGAACTCTTCGATGAACCCACGCAAGGCTGGTTGTGTNGATTGAGGATTGAGATAGTCTGCCTCATCAAGAATAACAACTTTGTATCCACCTGACAGAGAGACAGACGATGCGAACTGTTTAATCTTACCACGCAGTGTGTCGATGTTACCTTCTTCTGAACCATTGATTACAATGTAGTCCAGACCCAGTTCGTTACAGATGGCACGAGCAACTGTAGTCTTACCCAGACCAGCAGTTCCAGTAAACATCATGTTAGGGATTTCACCAGAGTCAACAATCTTCTGAAATGTTTGTTTCAGGTCATCTGGTAGGATAGTCTCTTGGACAGTCTTGGGTCGATACTTCTCAACCCAGAGGAATTCATTACTCATACAATCTCCATAATAAAAATCTAGTATATCACATCAATACACTATAGTCAATATAAAAATGGGGTGAGCGGAAAGGAGACGCCCACCCCACCAAGTCGGCGGAAAGGAGAACGCCTGACTTACTCGTCAACCCCCTGTGCGGATTGATATTCTTCACAGATTTGAATAATCTGAACGGCTTGGTCACGAAGTTGACCGATTGTTGAGAGTTCCTCACCTTTGAAACCGCCTCGTTGGACAACGGTGTCGATTACTGCCACAGTAGAACGAGATACTCTATTGCCCAATTCATAGATAGTGCTGTGGTCTTTTGTTTCTGCTTTTGCCATGTTATTCTCCAATATATGTAGATGACTTTTCAAGTGCAATATAGTATTCAGTCGTAGACTGTTTACTGGTAAAGTGTGAGATTAGTTTAGATGAAATCTCAACATCATAGTCTTCATTTACAACCTTTAGATTGTTCACATTCAGAATGAAGTTGAAGTCAGCTCCCTCTGGATAAGTTCCCTCAACATCAATCGAAAACACATTAGATGTTGCGTTGTCTGTATCGACAACCGAAAGTGATACCGCACCTGTCGTTGGTTTGATAGAGATATTCTCATAACCAAAGTTAGCAGCCGCTTTCTTCAGGTCACTCAGTGTATCAGTATCTAGGGTAAATTTAACTTCGGTCTCAGGCATATTCACATCTTTGCCAGGCGATGTCAACATCTCAGGGTCAGACAGGAAGTATTTCACTGACCGTCTGGAATCAGAAATGTTGATGTAATCTTTCGTTACTTCGAACCGTGGTTCTTTGACGAGAGACACCGCACCCAGAAACTCATTCAAGTCATAGATACCAATCGTAGAGTCAAATGTCTCAACGACCTCTGTCTTTGACATGACGTTTCGGGCAACCGAAATTGTCTTAATAGTGTTACCTTCTCCAATCACAATGTTTGGATTGATGGTAGCATAGTTTTTCAAAATGTTAATTGTAGTATCGGATAGTTCCATAATATATTCTCCAATCGTTAAAATTACATCGAGTATATCACAACTCGACAGGTTTGTCAAGCAGCCATTTTGATTTTACTGAAATTCTTTTCTTTCACAAACTCAATACGTCTCTTGAACTGTGAGTCTTCTTCCAACTCTGATTTGTGGGAGATGACAAACACATTTGTATCTTCGGCCAGAGAATGAATAATCTGCATCAGATTTTCAATACCCTGTCCATCCAGAGACGAGTCAAATGTCTCGTCCAGAATAAGAAGATTAGTTGCGACACTATTCTTCATCTTGGCAATCTGTCTCCAAGTAAAGAGTAGTGATAAGTCGATACGTTGTTTCTCCCCCTCACTGAATGAGTCATAGGAGAATGCGTCACGATGTCGTGACCGAATAGTTTCTTCAAATGCTTCGTCCAGATTAAAGTGAACGAAGAAGTCAAGAATCTGTAGATACTCGTTGGTGAGTTTATTGATGACAGGAAGATACTGTTTGATAATCTTGGTCTTAATACCAGTGTCTTTCAACAACTCAGAACTGATACGATAATATGAACTCTGTTCNGACAATTGATACTTCGTATTCTGAAGTTGTTCTTTCTCAACTCGAAGGTTTTCAAGTTCATCATTGGCCTCACTCAAGTCTCCGACCTCATTATCAATAGATGCAAGTTCAGAATTCAGTGTGTCAATACTCTTGTTTATTCTGGCAATCTCTTGATTATTCGCACTGACTTTAGATTGCCATTCTCGTATACAATCTATCTGGACTTGAATAGATTCTTGTTTCTCCAGAAAACCTTTTCTCTGTAGTTCACCCATATCAAGTGCGTTCTTGATAGTTCCTGCTTTGGTCTTACACTTATCAAGATGATAGTTCTTCGTATTCGTATCAATATCTTGTTCGCATGTTGGACAAGTATCATTCTCTTCAAAGAACTTTGCCTGTTTGACCACATCTTTTTGTTGTGTTGTAAACTGCATCATGTATTTGTCAAGAGATGTAATATCCTTTGATATCTTATCCATACTCTCATTTACACTCGGAGACTTCTCTGTGATGTCATTTGTCAACTCTTCATTCTTGTCATTCAGTTTACGAATGTCATCTTGAAAAACTTTGATGGCATTGAGTTTCTCTTTTTTCTGTTGTGCAGTTATCGAACTCAGGTCACGAAGATACTTCTTCTGTGAAGCAACTTTCTGTTCAACCATAGCCAACTCGTGTATGTTCTCACTCATTTGGTCTTTGAGTATCGATACNTTTTCTTTGAGAAGTCCGTTCATCTTACTAAACATATTAATGTCAAGTAGGTCTTCAATCACATCACGCCGTGCTTGAGAGGAGAGTTGCATGAAAGGCACGAAGGATGAAGACCCCAGAACCACAATCTGATGAAAGGACTTGTGGTTCAACTTGACTATATTATTCTCAAGCACAGATTGATATTCTCGTGCATGAGAATTTTGGTTCAACAGATTACCGTTGGCCCAGATTTCAAACTTATTGGGTTTGATACCACGGACAACTTTATACTTCGCTGAACCGATTCGAAACTCCACTTCGACTAACGTCCCTTTACCATTGATAGAGTTGACGAGTTGTGGTTTCGAAATCTTACGATGCGGTTTACCAAAGAGACCGAATGACAAAGCATCCAACATGGTAGACTTACCTGCACCGTTTTGACCGACCACGAGTGTGGTAGCAGTCGTCTCAAAATCTATTTCTGTAAAGTTATTTCCTGTAGATAGAAAATTTTTGAATCTTAGTTTCTCAAAATAAATCATACAATTTCCATTGTCTGAGCCTCTTTCATGAGGTCAGAAATCTCCTTCTTAATCCTTCCTTTGTCCAAATCGGTTTGGACAGCATCAATATAATTATACACTATTGTTTCCGTATCGTCAAGAGAAATCTTTTCGTCCTCGACATTTTCTCCAATAAACTCCGAAAAGTCCTCTTGGATTTTTAGTTCGTGTATCTTCTGAGCCTGAACTCTATCGATGAATCGTTCAAACTCGTAGGGGTCACCCTTGTTGGTAACAACAACCTTCACAAAATTTATTATCCAAGTATCGAAGGTCTGTGAACTTATTCATCTTCTCATAGTCATAATAAATCTTCTCATATATAGTGATTGGATTATGAACCGCAGTCAACTCACGAGTGTCTGTATCAAGAACATGGAAATACTTCTTGTCATTACAATCATTCCAGAAGAACTCCATCTGACTACCCAGATAGTAAATATTGTTTTGAGTTGACTTTGCGTGGAAGTGTCCTGTCAACACCATCTCAAAACGTTCAAAGAGTTTTGCGTCCATACCATCATAACATGGCATACCCTTGTGCATATCAAAACCCGTCAGTTCTAGGTGTGCGCCGATGAAGTCTACTTTACAATTCTGAATGAACTCCAAACATTCTTTCTCATTNTCCTGACAAATCCACGGAACAAGACCCATCTTCAAACCATCATAGTCAACGACCTTTGGTTTCAAAATAAGATTGACCTCATTCATATAGTGACCCTGCAACTCCTTGAGTGCATTCAACTCAGTCGTGTTCTTATAATACATGTCATGATTACCGATGATAATATCCATCGTCATACCATGTTGACGCAAAGGCTCTAGAAAGATTTTACGATTGTGTTGAAGTGCCTTGAAGTTGATTGTCTTACGATTGTCGTAGTAATCACCCAAGTGTAGAATGTGTTTGATGTCGTTCTCTAACATATATGGAAAGAACACCTCAGTATAGAAACGTTCTTGATAATCCATAAAGATGTCAGAGGAGTTACGAATACCACAATGGGTNTCATTCAGTATTGCTATCTTCAATAGTCTAGTCTCCTCGCAATAATCACTTGACGACAAGCTTCCAACCAATCGTTGAATCCCTTGTTGTCTTTATAATATTCACGCATTTCATCAGTTCCGAAATGACTCAGAACCCATTCTGCTTGTTCCACGGTCTTTCCGTGATATGATAATGTATTCATTTTTGTATTATACCAAATCTAACAACATTTGTCAAGTGGCGGAGGGTGAGGGATTTGAACCCCCGATACCTTGAGGTATTCCTGAGTTCAAATCAGGTGCATTAAACCAAACTCTGCCAACCCTCCTACTCAACTATAAAATCACTTAAATCCGAATCAACTCTCATAGTTCTTCGGCGTCTTTCTTTNTTGACGACCTTCTCCCACTTACTATCTTTCTCTTTTACTTCATCAATACGAGAACGTAGTGTGTCAATAAAGGCTTGAGCAACTGCGGCAGATTGGTCATCCCCCAACTCGTTATCAAGAAAAGTCTCAATACCTGACTCATCGATATATTTCATCTTGATGTCTTGTTGTTTCTTCTCTCGTTCGATTCTGCGAAGAAACGCATACCACGAAATCTGTGTGAAGTATGCAAACGCATTGGGTTTACCTGTGCGTGTTGCCTTTTCGATATTGTAGTTCTCGATGGCTTTGAGACAGTTCTCTACCGCATCCATNACCATCTCTTCACGATAGGTATAACGAACAAAGTTAGATTTGTGAGACAAACCTTCCGCAATCTTCAGAAAACATTGTGCGATGTAATCTGTGACTTTTGGAAGTTCTTTTTCNGTATTTCTTGCTTCTTGTAAATCTGTGCAGTATTCTACAACGGCTGTTGAGAACTGTGCGTTATTTACATAATGTGGTCTATCTTGTGGTTTCATAATGTATCCATTATATCATAGTTATTATATAAAAGTCAAATATATTTTTTACTTGACAAAGTTTGTAATCTGTGGTATAATCAAAATACCTTTTGGGGAGGGTTGAATACCCTAACTGACATTAAGGTTTTTTGACATATGTTTGTTTGCTTGTTGTCCTAACTTTTTCATCATCTCATTATTTTTAATCGGTGTTTGATGAACGGGTATTCTTTTATGACTACTCCGTCCAAGTTTGAGTTCTTTATACTTATGAACAAAATCAAGAATTGTATTTGTGTCATTCATATCCCAATCGACACCTTTCATAAAAGTGTCAGATAAATTCTTGTTAGTCTGAGTGAACATAGGTAAACTCCACATTGATATCTTATGAACTCGGTCAAAGTTAATCGTTCCAACCCATTTTAACATATCAACATAATCATATTCTTTACTTGGATGAATCCACTTAATCATCCCTCGATGATATTTATCTTCATCACTCATCCCTCTTTTGACACCAGCCCAGTCAGTGTCTCGGTCATTATAAACTTGAAACTCATATCCGTGTTGTAATGATAGATTATCAAAATCAGAGTTTGGGTCAAATCTATTTTTATCTAGTTTTTCAGGAACAGTTAGAACCAGAGGAATAAAAAAGTATTTGTCAGGCCAGTTCTGAAATAACCATCTCTGTGATTCTTTGAGACTCTCGTGACTTTCATGGGGCAAACCAGCAATCATTGTAATCACACCTGAGTAATATCCAACAGGACTATTCTTTACAAAATATTCTCTTGTTTTTACAAGATAGTCTTTTATCTTGTCAGGATGCATACCTTTTCGAATCGCTTTACCAGCTTCATGATTGAGTGTTTCAACACCATAGTGATGACCAACAAATCCCATCTCTAACATATTGTCCCAATCTCTTTCTCCCCGACTTGCCATCAAGTCCATACGAACAAATCCATGAAAGGTTGGTTGGAAGGGAAGTCTTTTACATACCTCTGCAAACTTNTCAAGTTTCTCACTGGTATCATTGAACGTCTCGTCCGACACAATGTAATGTGTGCATCCCCACTTCTCATAGTTCTCCATGAGTTCTTCATACACATCATCATTACATCTTGTCATATCACCCTTGACACCCAGAGGATTATAGGAACAGAAAGCACACTTAAACTTACACCCTCTACTAAACTCAATATTCAGTGTCTCGTTGGGCTGTATGTAATCCCGTTCTTCGTAGGTAATCTTCGCACTTCGTTTTGGAAAGGCAGGATAATGTCGGGTTGAATCGATTACATTGAGTTCTATATCATAACTTGAACTTGGGACATCATACAGATTTTTCACAGTCGTGGTTTCAGGATGAGGGCCTTTTCCAATCAAGTGATTGGTGAGTTCGACTATCGCATTCTCTCCAAACCCAATGATGTGATAATGACATTTAATCTTCATCAGACTTTTGAGTTTCTGAGCCCCACACACAGTTGTCACCCAAGGAAAGTTTATGTGAATATATCTTAGAACCTGATTAAGTTTACCATCCTCTCCAGTATAGAACTGAAGACCACGAGGGTCATTATCACCTTGGTCGTGTTGTTTATAGAAGATACTGAAACCAATAAACTTAGTTTCTTCGGTGATACGGTCTTGTAGTAATGAGCATATCTCTTCAAAACTAAAAGCATAGAAGAAGTCAATGACCTCGATGTCCCAACCGATGTCTCTTAGATGTGTTGCGATTTTATATGCACCAAAGGTTCTTGCAGGAATATCCACAAGAGTCCGAAAGCCCTTTGAATGAAATATCTGTTGTTCATCCATATGACTCTTAGTGCCAAAAATAAGTCCGTGCATGTTTAGTGAATATCTCGACTAAAGGGTATTATATTACTCATGGAAGCTGAATCATTTCCCTCAAGTTCTTTTAGAAATTCTTCNGCNGTTGTTGATTTCTCCATCAAGGTCTGGACATCTTTGTTGATTTCGTTTTCTTCTTCACCCTGAATTTTTCTTTCTTCGAAAATTTTACTCATCTCCTCAACAGCCTCATCGTAATGTTTCATCAGATTTTTAGTTGGAAATCCAATACTCATCACATGGTGAGACTGAAGAATAATAAAATCATCGGGGTTCTCTTGATATATCATCCACGGTTTGAAAGTATAGAAGGTTGACATCGGCCCTTCACGAAGCACAAGAGACATACACTTACGAATGATTAACTCACTCTCTTCTTCTTCNCCTGTCCAGTCAACAACTTCGCAAACAATNTCCTCACCCGAAGANAGTTTGAATTGTCTTACTTGTGGTTCTCTTGNATTTTTTGACATNTCATTATCCATTTAGTTTATCATACTTGTATTTATCAAGCATTTTACTCATTATTTCAGGTTTATCTATTTGTTGACAATCTTCACCATAAAAGTTTTTTAACTCTGAGTCTTCACTGGCCAATGATGTATAACCAATATCGAAACAGAAATTAGAATTCATTTTTTTCTCATCTCTCTCTTCGTTGAAGTCTCGAACCCAATCAATCATGTCGATGAAATCATACTCGTCTGAGTGATGAGTCCAGAAGTTAAAGTATATNCCATCATGACCTTTTGCGTTTTCTTTTTTCTTTTTGATTTCACCAAAGTAATCAAACATACCTTTGTCATATGTTGGAGGAACATCGTGTAAAAATGTATATCCATATTTCTTGAAGTTGTTTGCATTACTCATATCAATTTCATTATGAGATGTATCTTTGGGTTCATGGATAAGTAAAGGTAGATATTTGATTCCGTGATTGTTCCAATACTTATTCAACCACTCTTTACCATTATCAAGAGTTTCAAAAGATTCGTATGGAAGTCCTGCAATCATGGTCAGACTACCAGTGTAAAAAGTGTCTGTGTTCTTGTTGAAATA